AGATGAGTAGGGAATATAGGTAGTACACCCCCTTTATTTTGACACACTTTTACCAAGTGTTCTCGTTCTTCTTCAGAATGTATAGGCGTAACCTCTGTATTTAAGAGGGTCTTATACGACATTCAGTCCACCACCTTTATACTTTGAAGAACCTGATGGTTTCTTATTGTAGACACGAGTTTTCCTTTTGGAACCTGATGTCTTAGGTGCTTCATCTTGCTTTGGAGATCCACCTTCCAACTCTGCCCCTGCTACATCTGGCTGATCCATAGGTGCAGGAGGGGGAGGGGGTGGAGGCATGTTAATCTTTGGTGGACTAGGTGGATTCAGTAGACCGCCCATATTCTTCCTCTAATATTTGTTCTAATCGTTGTATTACTGACTGTTGACCCTGTAAGAATGATAATTGATTACCATTTACATCTCCCATAGGGATGTGATTAGGGTAGTATTCTTTGAGATAATTTATTAATTCTTGTGTAACCATAGTTTTTAGTCCATAAATGGGTTATATTACCTCACATGCGTTTCCAGTGCAAGCTAATTCCTGTGAACTTGTGGTATAATCTTCTTTCTCATAGTCACTTAGTTCACCCCATGTTATCATGGGTACCTTGCTCATGAGTTCAATGTACGCTTTCTCATCACACTCTTCGTATGGAGCTTGCTGATAGATATGATCGCTATGAGGTAGGAATGATATTCCTGATATACTATCGAAATTCTGGTACACCCATGATCCTACGTCTACCCACTCATCCTCTTTAACTGACACAGTAATAGAAGGCTTGTGTTCACACCAATGTTCTGCGTACATCTGCCATGTCTCAAGTTGCATTAGAGCATCCATCTCGTCACGCTTAACAGACTTCACAGGACTTTGCATAGCAAATGAGAACACCATGTTAGAGTTGTTCATCACATCCTCTTCAAATGGAAATCCTTTTTCCTGCATAAATTTGCAGAGGGGATCTTTCCTATCCATACGGACTCTTCGTATATAATACTTGGAGTGTCTAGCATGTATGCCCGATGCAGAGTCGCATAGTTGTGATACAGTACCACTTGGCTTAACACATGTAATAGCTGACGAAGGATTGATGTTAAGTTTCTTAGCCCATTCTTCATTTGTCTTAACCGCTACTTTCTTAAAGTCCTCTAGCATATTAGGTGTAGGGTATGCTGTTAATTCGTTGTCCATAATGCCTGTCAATGAGACACCTAGCAACCTTTCTTCTTCACAGTTTTTCTTCCACTCAGCACCAAGGTACTTGAAATCAGTAAGAGTAGACTGCATGGTACCTAATATGGTAGCATATTTAATCTTCTCTTTTATCTTTACTTGGTTATCGCTTTCTCTGACCACAACCTCTGATAAATTACAGAACTCTCTGGATCGTAGAATGATTTCGGAACATGGGTTGGTGCCGTAGTCCTCTCTAGCATCTCTTCGATCTCCAAGTTTTTCTGTTTGAGTCTTAGCGTTTGTGCTTGAGAAGATACCACGTTCTCCAGACTTTGACTCGTAAAGGGAAGTCCATTCATTGAGGAAGGTTCCTGTGTCTGGCTTTCCGTGATAGTTTGCTGAATTGTTTGCCAATGCTCTGTGAGGATGTTCGTCCCACCATCTTCCACTTTTCGCCTTCCGCATTTGTTCATCACCAAGGTCACTGATACTAATAAGAGCAGACCTACGAACCCCACCAACGACCACAACTTCTGCCGCTTTACAAACGATGTCATGACACTCGATTGACTTGAGCTTTCTTCCTCTTGCATTTTGAAATGTCCGTACAGTAAAATTAAATAGAGACTCTAGTGGCTCTGGTCCAGAGGCTCTGCCTCCAAATGTTTTAAGCACAGAACCAGCAGGTCTCACTTTACTCATGTCCCACTCAGGTATTACACCTGCATACAACAGAGCAATCAGATCCTTGAATGCTTTTGCCCACCCAAGTTTACTATCTCGTACTGTAATCTTTGTGTCAGTCTTATGTAACTTATCTGGTATCACAGGTAGTTTGCCTGTGTACTTCTCCTCTACACTAAAGCCTACACCTGTCCCATTCATAAGAATGTATACAATCTCATCGAAGGATCGTGGAGAATCTATGTGAACATAGGAACAGTTGTACCCTGCTACATTTTCTTTCTCTAACGCTGGACCTGCTGTCATGAGACACCTCATGCTTGGCATGACATCCAGATTCTTGACTGCATCTACGAGATCACGTAGTGTCTGTGTAGATGTAAAGTCAATGTCTAGTTTCTTGCTGAAGAAATTAAAGTATCTGTTTACTGTTTCTTCCCATGTCTCTCTTCTACCCTGTTCATAGTCCCACCGAGAGTAGCGAGACAGATGTATAAACTGTTGATATTGCGTTGGTAATGTCACGAATACATACTCTCCAAATTTAGTTAAAATATAATCACGGAACTCAGGACTCATTCTTACGAGTCTCACGTTCAATTAGTTTATCCAAATAAAACTTTGCTTTATTCAGATCCTTTACTCCCCCCTTCATATCGTAGCGAGATATATACTTTATAATATTTCCCTCTAAAAAGTCAAGCCCATTCTTTAATATGTAATCCAATGGCTCTATCTGAAACCCTGCACAATAATGCTCAGGCTTTGTTATGTCATCAAACTGAGCGTTGCCAAACGATTGTTCACCCTCTGGATCAAGTCCTAATGTATCCACGTACCTCATCTGTGGATCGTACTGTGCTTTTTCAATCCTTTTTGTTTCATCTTGATTATAATCTGCCATCTGTTTACGCTGTTTCAATGATTTCATCACTAGGATACCATAGTTTAGGGTACTTGTCAAGTCCTTCGTACTGTTCTTTACGTAATATATACGCCATACGTGCTTGATCTATGGCGTACTCATGTCCGAACCCTGCTTTAGCATAGGTTTCTACAACTACATCCCACATATCCTCATCTTCTTCTATGGCTTTGTCAAGTATACGTTGTGCCTTGACTTTACCTATGCCTGGACACCCTTTGTACCCATCTGTAGAGTCTCCACTAAGAGTCTGCATGTAGAAATTGTAGTCTGCTGTAATTTGATCTACAAAAAAGATCTCTTTCTTGTCAAAGTCCCAATGATAACCTGGAACTGTAAGAAGATCTTTGTCTATTGACACAATGCAACAGTGCTCTGGAAACATTGTGTTCTTGACACCCATCAAGTCATCAGCCTCAAGCCAATTGGATTCAAAGGCATCATACTGTTCACGAAGGTAATCTTTGGCAATGTTAAAGCACACAGGTTTGCGAACACCTGAACGATTGGCTTTATAATCGGCCAAAATTTTTTTCCTAAAATTATTCGGACTAGAAAAACATATTGACAACTCATCTACACCAGAGTCTTTTCGTAACTGATGTAACTCTGTGTCCATCATCTGTTTTACTTCTCTGAAGTCGGAGTGTAATGTCCAGAAGTCATTACCCCAATCTATCTCACGTTCAGCCGCAGATGTGTTTTTGTAGACCAGTATATCACCATCAATCAGTAGTTGTTCGATCTTCGGTTTTATTTTCATAAATATCTTTTAAATGCAACTGAGCCTCGTCTTCATATTCATTAATGAGTTTCTGCCCAGTTTCTTCCAATTTTGTACTCTCCTGTAAGGGGCAATCTGAGTCCGTACCAATTCCCTGAAAGCTCAATTGCACGTACCGCCGTTTTACCGATGTCATCGCCAAGTCCTTTCTTTGTTAAAACTTGTATTTCATCATGCACAAAGGCAACTTGTTGGTAATCAGTCCCCTCTATGTAGCCTTCTCTTTTCATTATCCTATGAAACTCTACAACCCATCTCTTGCAAATTATAGCACCTGCCGACTGACATAGTGTATTGAGTGCAGAGTGTGTGGATCTAACAGGCACCCTACGACCATCTAGGCCACGTAGGTACCCTGTCTCTGCTTTCTTCATGACATCATCACGAAACTTTTTGAAAGCAGGTAACTGTTTAAAGAACTTATCCTTTAACTTTTGTCCTTCTTGTGGTCCCTTACCAACGATCTGACCGAGTTTTGCGTTTCCTGCACCATAACAAATAGCGTATAGGAAAGTCTTCGCCTCATCTCTTGTAGAGAGTCCCACGGCCTTTTGATTGTCAGTATGAATATCTCCTTCAAGAAGAGTCTTAGCGAATACACCACCGTCATACCTAGCAAGGTAGTGAGCAATAACACGAGCTTCAAGACCTGATACATCACATCCCATAAGATCAAACCCTTCAGGAGCGTAAAACAATTGTCTACATTCCTTGCCAAAGGGTGTTTTGACACTTGGTACTTGGCCCAAGTTAGGGTGCGTGTGAGAGCAACGAGAGGCGATTGTGCCCATAGTGTTGACCGACCCATGTAGTCTGCCCTCTTTTTCCATGTGTAACCAGCCATTCTTTCCTTCTGATAATTGCCCAATCATTTTATTAAGGCGTAATGATTCGGCCATTAGTTTTGCTTCAGGATACTCAAGACTCTCAAGTATAGTCTCGTCAATCTTGGGTTCACCAGTAGGAGTAAACTCCATTGGT